GCTTCGGCAAAGTCTTCTTTCTTGGACAACTGCTCCAGCAGACCAAGAACACCAACCCAATCCATGTTGAGCTTCTTGGCAAACTCTACAACCTCGGCGACTGCTTGATTGCCTTCGTCGCTGAACATTCCGAAATATTGTACCATTTTGAACTCCTTCTTAACCATCTTACATACTATTGTAGCACCTTCGACCATTTTGTCAAGCCTTTTTCAAAAGCCCTTACGACCTGTATGGTTAAGTGCTGGATTGTGCTGTGCGATCAATTCGCGTTCTAAAGCATGGGCTGCGTCTTTGCCACGAACAACTTGATAGATGCCATAGGTATGAGCTTCGGCGCCATGCTTGACAATGCTGTTGCACAGAGCCCAGCCTTTGTCTTCGTTAAAGGCTCTCCAGACGTGCTTCTGGATGCGAACCTTGAGGTCTTTCTGGGAGAACCCAGCAGTGATGCCCACATAGCGCTCGTCAGTCACTGTATTGGTGATGACATATACTATGTGTCGTCTGTCGGAGCGTCTTTTTCTGTTCATGCCACTATTATAGCACCTTCTACCGTTTTGTCAAGCCTTTTTTACAAAGAAATTTCCCCAATGAAATCAATGACTTAGCAGGGGTGATTTTGCCTGTTTTTTAGGCAGTTCTAACCCCTTGATTTCATTGAGGTTTTTTCTCCAATGAAATCAATGACTTAGGCTCTTCTTGGGCAGACGGCTGCTGCGCGTTTGCGTGGGGATGTTGTGGGCGCGGACCCTGAGATCTGTTGAAAACCCTGTCTAGGATTTCCGGTGGGATGTGGTGCACTTCTCGCTTGTGCAGTTTGATTTCATCGGGATCCACCTGAGCCGTGGATTCTTCATACTCAAAAACCTCGGGAGCAGAGTCTGGTTCTTTCTTCTTGCGCTGACGTCGAGACTTGGGCTCGGGCGCTGTCTGCTTTATCTGGTCAATCTGTGTCTCAGATAAAGCATCGGCATCGGCTTCATAGTTTGCCCGTGTCTGACGCTGTACCATGGTCATGTTGCCAGCTATGACCATGAGAATAGCCAGAGGGTCAAACACAAAGATCAGGCACATGATGACCAGACGCACTGCCTGTCCAATCTGGTCTTCGGTGCTGCTGCCGTAGAGAAGTTCTGCTACGTATTTAATCGGACCGATCTCCGCTTCCACTTTGCGAACATCAGTGGCGATAGGCGTCCTTGCTTCATTAAGTTCGCCAACAGCTTTCTGTTCGGTTTCAATTTCAGCAAGGAGACGCCCACGCTCCTTTTGCTGACTCCGACGGATAGCCACGGCTTTATCGGCACCTTTTTCGTCTGAACTTCGACCCATGACCTGGTCCACTGCCTCATCCATCTGTTTAAGCGCCCGGCGGTTGGCATTGATGTTCTCCCGGTGTGTTGCGATTTTTTCATCTATGACTTGGAGCTGGCCCGTGGCCGCTCCTGTGATGACGCTCTGGTCCAGGTGAGCTTTGGATAGGTAACCAAAAATGCCCAGGCTCGTAATGATGCTAAGAATAACAATGGCGGAAGCAAAATAATAGCGCAGAGCGGCAGGAGCAGTGCCCCAGTTACGATATAACCAACTAGCCGCAACCAATTTAGCAAGTTCAAGACTGCCTCCCATTATACCAGTGGCCAGGGGCGCACTACTAAAGATACTGATCAATCCGGCCACACTGAAGTATGCAGCACAACCACTGACCAGCAGAGCGCTGGCAAACAGCAAAGAAATAAAAATCATAGCAGATGCTTTCTGTGTACCCGACACATGATCCAGGCGTTGTACCAGCGGTCGGGATGTCTTAGCACATCATATTCAAAATGCAGCTTGGCTTCCATGTAGCTGCATTCCCCCTTGTTTCCACACAAGTATAGTATACTTCGGGTAAAGTTGTCTATACCCGATTCTTCAATATCTTTTTTTAGTTCGTCGTTTGAACCCCAGTAGTCCTGCCAATCCGATTCAACCAGATAGCGTTTCTTCTTGCCCTTGACCTGCCGAGTCTTCTTGAACCAAAAGAGTTTCTTGCCAATGTACTGACGACCAGTCAACTGGTTGGTGATGATATAGACAAATCCATAGTCTTTTTCTGCTGGCCCAGCAAAGGGCCGATCTTCATGAGTCCACACGTAGAATCTCCGGTTAGGTTACCGGATATCTATCGGTTCAGTTATTCGTCGGGGTCTATGTCGTCGTCAAGCTCATAACCATCTTCTTCGCGATCCAGGCTTTCGCCGCAGAACGCACAATTAGATATGGTGTAGTAGTTGGAGTCTAGATCGTGCTTGATTTTGAAGACAGCGTCGCAGCTGGCGCATTCGTAGTGTTTGTTGATGGACATACTTCCTCTTGTTCTAGTTGTTGTACCTCTATTCCACCTTTTTCCAGAAATTTAATTCCGGCATCGTCGCGGTACATGGTCTGGTAGAAGACTCGCTTTATACCAGAGACCAATATCATCTTGGCGCACTGAGCACATGGGGCGTGAGTAATAAACATGGTGGCACCTTCGCCACTCTCGTGACTGCGCGCCAGTTTGCCTATGGCATTCTCTTCGGCATGCAGTACCTCGGGCTTGGTTACCAGATCGACTCTGCCCACGGGCTGATGTAGTTCATGCTCGCAGTTATTGTCCCAGCCTGGCGGCGTACCATTGTACCCTATACTTATAATTCTGTCATCTTTGACGATGATGGCACCAACCTTAAGCCGTCTTGCGTGACTTAGGGTGCTGTACGCTACAGCAACCTTCATGTGTGTGTTCAATATTCTTGGGTTCATCAATGGCTATCCAACGTGGAGGATTATCGGGACACTGCATGCTCTTGAACATGGTCTTGGCTGGCATAAAGCAACCACAGAGCCTGCATTGTTTGCTTAGACGCAGATAGTTGTCACAACCGCGACATATCTCCATTCTCTCTTTGACATACTCGGGTATCATGTTAAAACTTTACCGCATATTCCCAGCCTGGTTGGGATCGATCCTTGTCGCTGACGATGAGATCCGCGGGATTGATCAACCAACTTTCCCAGAATAGATTGCCGGCAGACTGATAGTTGACACCGCATTCCTGTTCTCCATCATAGACTGCGTCCTGATGATAGGTGACCAGCACATCGTCGGTCAGAGTAACATAGCCATGATAAAAACCACGAGGTATGTATACAGCATCGCCAACACTGGACAATTTTATTCCACGGAATACACCGTAGTCTGGGCTGTCGCGTCGGGCATCTAAAAATACATCCAGGATCTCGCCTTTGATGACTCGCACCATCTTGGCTACCTCGGCAGTGCCGTGCTGAGCATGAAAGCCGCGCAGGGTATTGCGATGTTCGGTCCAGCAGATGTTGGTCTGTTTTACAGTCAGATTGAAATCTAGTTGCCAGCTGTTGTTCCAGCTTTCGGCAAAGTAGCCACGACTGTCGCTGTGTATAGATGTGGCTACTAGCTGTGCTTGCATTAAATCTTTAACCATCGGTCATTCCTCAGAGTCCAGTTGATCATTTGTTCGAGTCGGGTGTTAAAATCATACTTGGGTTCCCAGCCCAGCTGTTTCATGTATTCACCGCTGAGGCTGTAGCGGAAATCATGACCAGGTCGTTGCTTGTCAAATCCCACCATCTTGTACTTCAAGGGCAGGTTCAGCACTCGGGCTACTCGCTGAGCCACGTCTAGATTGCTGACTTCGACTGGTCCGGCAATGTTGAATTTAGGGCAGGCGTGACCACCAAAGTCCTCGGGCAGAGCAAAACCTTTGTGTGGCAGGTCCATGATAAACATGGTGGCATCGGCTACATCGGCTGCGTGAATCCAGTGTCGCTGACCACTGCGTGTACCAGTTTCTTCGTCGCCATGAATGGTGACTTCTTCGCCAGCCAGGATCTTGCGCATGAGAATGCCAATGAACTTTTCTGGACTCTGACGCTCACCAAATACATTCATGGTGTGAGTGCAGTAGATGGGCATCTTGAAGGTGTTCTCATAGGCCACGCACATCTCTTCGGCGCCGGCCTTGCTGGCAGAATATGGACTGCGACTATTGTAGCGATCATATTCGCGATAGTCCACACCTTCGGGAGCATGACCAAAGACTTCGTCGGTACCAAAGTTGATAAACTTCTTGAGTTCGGGTAAATGATGGCGAGCATAGTCCAGCAGATTGGTGGTGCCTACCACATTGTCCTGCACGAACCTCATGGGGTTCTCAATGCTGCGAGTAACGTGACTGCCCGCGGCCAGATGCACGATGTAGTCAATGGGACCAATCTGTGCAGCAATCTGTGAGTTGATTTCAGCGCGAAGATCATGATAGATGATCTTGAGGCGTCGCATGGTCTCGGGAGGAAACTCCTGAGCCAGGTCCGCCAGCCGATTAAGGTTGCCGGCAAAATCCAGGCGGTCCAGACTTACGATGTTGTAGCCTGGCTCCTTGAGCAGGCGGCGAATCATGTGGTGGGCAATAAAGCCAGCACCACCGGTGACTAATACATTGATCATGTTGATAACCTCGAATACATGGTTGGAGAAACGGTTAGATGACTTTTCACTTCGTCGATCTTGGCCAGCAATTTATCACCCCAGTTGTCTTTAAGCAACAGGTCTTCTTCGTCGTTGAGATTTTGGTCCCACCAACTGCTGAGGCGCAGGGTATGATAGTCAGGATCGGATTCGGGTCGGTCAAATTTGAAGGCGCGTGGTTGTTTGATTCTTGTATACCATTCCATGCTCTTGCACCAGTAATGATTGATGCGCATGATGCCATGGCTTGGTGTACCATCTCGATTCCAGCCCTGATGTGGAAGGATGATGCGCCCTTCCAGATCATAGGTGCCGAACTCAGTGGTGTAGACATGCGGATTGGTCACTGTTACCTGACCGCCACGACCACGGCCACGCACCGCGGTCTTCATGTGATGATGCAGAGGATGATTTAGTACTCCGCGACGCGTATAGGCCTGGGTAACCAACTCTGGATCGTTGTCGCCTGGAAATGCTCCCGGCTTGTCGTAGCCATTGCTGCCATAGTAGGTCCAGTAGATGCCCAGAGCACTGCCTGGGTCGTCCAGGTGTTCCCAGAAAATGTCGCGTATGGTTTTAGCTGGATCTACTGCCAGCATGAACTCGTCGGTGTCATTGTAGCTGATGTAGTCAAACTCTGGACGATAGGCATCACAGAAATGCTGCATCATGGGATAGTGGCTAAAGTTACCCTTGAGCTCATGCAGACGAATGTCATAGTGCTTGGCCAACTGTTCATAGATTTCTCGGGTGTTGTCTTCGCTCTCATGATTATAGATCAGGAAAGTATCTACACCCTGCAGCAGGTACCAGCTAAGCCATTCAACAATCCACTTGCTTTCATTCTTCTGCACACTGGCAATGGCCAGCTTCATGTCAGTCTTGGTCATTGGCATCCTCGGGGAACAGAACATCGTATAGTTTTTTCTGGCAGGCTTCGGGACTCCAGGCACACTGCATTTCCAGTACCGCAGCCTGACTATTCTCGATGCTCTGTGTCAGTGTCTGTTCAGGATAGGCCTGTAGGTATGCATGCACATGACGGAAGGTGGTGTTATCGCTGATGGCCAGAGGGCGTCCACTGGCCACGGCCTGATCGGTCACCGCGGCCAATCCAGGCATGTTGCGATTGTAGAGAAATACATTGATGGTGTTCTTGGCACACCAGTCAACAAGTTCGTTGTCACTGAAAAATTCGCGAGTGACTTCGATGTCAATACCAGGCTTGGCCTTGAGGCGACATAGTTCTACAATTTCATTGAAGGCCCGATCCTCGGGGTCGGCATAGGTGGCTCGAGGAATGTTCAGACGAATCAAAGCCGAGTCAAACTCGGCATTGGCAGCATCCACGATGCGGTCAAAGGCCTTGTCCTGAGTTGGGAAACCAAAGCTGCCAATGATGGGGCGGCCTGTGTCCACGTACTCGACTTTGCTAAAGTATTTCAATGGTCGTGGAAAAGCAATAAAGCGAGGATCACGATAGCGCATGGTTGGATCCATGACCAGGTATCCATTGAAGTCGTCGCTGAACAATCGGGGCAATGGATTGTCCTTGGTCATTTCCAGTATGATGCTGAAGATAGGACCAGGCAATTTCTGTAAAACTCGGCTATCTAACTTTTCAATGCCACGCATGGTGATGTCATGATAGTTGAAGATGTAGGCATCATACTTGTCGATGAGCAGCCCCTCAATCATAATCTCACCTCGGTCAAGAGCGTCCCGATCCAGCTCCTGGATTTCACAGTAGTCGATGTTCCAGTACGGACTGTTGTCTAGAACATCGAATACCTGTACTCCAGATTTGTAGATGCTGCACTGCGCGGGTCTGGTATTAACAAAAAGAAATTTCACCATAATATAGTCCTAGAAATTATTGTTTTGGCTTGGAAATTTTTCCTGCCTCATCTACTACCTTGTCTTCGATCTGGCGAGCCCAGCTTGGTTGTGGTACATGCCAGCCAATAAAGGCGCCAATCAATACGGCAATTAGTAATTCGATCATAGTAGTCTCCTGTGTTTAGTTGGCCCAGACATCGTCCCATTTACCGCTCAATGCACCCTTGGCATAGTCTGTGGCGCGGTTTTCAAAGAAGTTGGTGTGGGTAGGTGCGTTGATCATTTCTTCAACCCAGGGCAGTGGGTTCTTCTTGCGTTTGAAGATTCCCTTGAGTCCTAGAGCAATGAGTCGGCGATCAGCGATATAACGTATATATTCCTTGACTTCGGCAGCAGTCAAGCCTTCTATGCCGCCCATGCCAAAAGATAGATCAATGAATCGGTCTTCAAGGTCCACCATCTTCTCCGCAATCGTGTAAATCTTCCCTTTAAGCTCATCGTTCCAAATCTCCGGATTTTCGTTAACATAGGCTCTGAACAACTTGATCATGCTTTCACAATGCTGAGTTTCATCAACAATGCTCCAGGTAATGATCTGGCCCATGCCCTTCATCTTGCCTGTGCGTGGAAAGTTTAGCAGCATGATGAATGAGCTGAACAACTGCATCCCTTCAGTGAAGGCACTGAACACGGCGATGTGGGTTGCAGTTGACTCTGTGGTTCATTTATTGGAACTGTTATCCTGCACATAGTCGTGCTTGTCCTTCATT